AGTGCCACAGGTATGATTGTGTATTATGAAAATATGAACGGCGAAAAGCTGAATCTTTTGAAAGCTCCTTTTCGTACAACGAAGACTGACTGGTTCGATGCGGACTGGTCAGAGTCTTCGGACGGATATGAAAAAACAGTGACGATTGATGTGTTTGGAAAGCGGGAAGAATTTCAGGCGAATATGGAGCAGCTATACCGGATCATTGCGGTTGATGCAGAAAATGATACCTACGGGAAACTGTACGTGAATGGTGCATATTTAAGATGCAAGGTGTTGAAGTCAGCGAAAGAAGGATGGAAGGGATATGTGTATTCGGAAGTGGAGATCACCTTCCAGACTCCGGAACTTGTATGGGTAGTAGAAGCGACAAGACAGTTTTTTCCACAATTGGAAGAAACGGCAGCATCCGGAATCGACTTTCAGTATGACTATCCGTTTGATTTTGCCGGAGAAAAAAGAGGAATCGCAGCATGGGATGTTGATCACATCATTCCAAGCGAGTACCGGATGATCATTTACGGACCATGTGTAAATCCGAAGATTCTGATCAATGATTATCCTTATGAGTTTTTCGTAACACTTGAAAGCAGGGAATATCTGATCATAGATAGCCAGAGAAGAACGATCCGAAGGTATTTGACGAATGGAACGGTACAAAATTTATTTAATCAGAGAGCACAGAAACAAACTGTTTTCGAGAGAATACCATCCGGGCTTTTAAATATTAACTGGTCCGGGGATTATGGATTTGACCTGACTTTATTTTTGAACAGGAGGGAGCCGCCGTGGTAAAGGACATAATTCTTGCAGATAGTGATGGAAGAGAACTTGGAGCGATTTTGGACTCAAATATCACAGTGGATACGAATGGCGAGTACGAATTCTCTGTACAGATTGCAAGGTCGAACTGGTACCCTGAACTGACCTTTTCAAGCTATGTGTATATTACGGAGACAGAATATGGAGGCATTATCGGAGAGGTGCTGACAGATACAACGCTGGATTATGTGGAGCTGAAGGGAATCACATGGCGGGGAAGACTGCAGTATAAGGTGATCGAGCCGCCTGCCGGATCGGATTATAAAACAGTATCCGGAGAACTGAATCAGGTAATGAAAACACTGATCGAGCCGGAGTTTGATGGATTATTCAGAGTTTCATCAGAAGATACGGGTATATCTGTAAAGAATTTTCAATTTGACCGGTACAGTACATTACTGGAAGGTCTTACTAAAATGCTGCAAAGTGTCGGATACCGCCTGCAGATCCGGCTGATCAAAGAACAGGACGAGCCATGTTATATTCTGGTTGAAGCAGTTCCGATTACTGATTATTCTGCACAGATTGAATTGTCACAGGACAGTCGCTTAAATTTCACGATGGATGATAAACAAAATGGCGTAAATCATCTGGTTGTAACCGGAAAAGGGGAAATGCAGGAGAGGAACGTATTCCATCTGTATGTGCAGAAAGATGGAAGCATTGGAAAGACGCAGTATTACAAAGGACTGAATGAGATCTCAGCAGTGTACGAAAATACGAGCACAGAAACAGCAGAGCTGGAGAAAACGTCCATGGAGCAATTGCAGAAGCTGATGAATAAAAAGACATTTCAGATGGATGTTGCAAAGCTTGGCATCGAGGTTGGGATTGGAGATATTGTCGGTGGCCGGGATTACCTGACCGGGATGTATATGTCAAAACCAATCGAAAATATCATTTACGAGATTACGAATGATGTGGAATCAATTACTTATAAACTGGAAGGAGAAGATACAGAATGAAAATCGTATCAGGAAGAACCGGATCACCTCACGTAACAAGTCAGCAGTTCCGGCAGATGCTGGAGGGGATTATCGGGCAGGGGAGTTATATTATAACAAGTGGAGAGAATCTTAAGCCAGAACTTAGCAGTAATAATCTAATGAAAATCCGGAGTGGGATGATGGCGCATCACGGCTGTATATCTTGCGTGGATATTGGTACTTATGATGAGGTTACACTGACAAATGGTAGTCAGGGAATGAAAAGGATTGATCTTATTGTAAATCGGTATACCAGAAATGCAGAGACAGAGGTTGAAAACTGCAGTTGGAAGGTGATCCAGGGAACACCGGTTGCAAGTAATCCGGCAGTACCGGCATATACTTCGGGAAATTTGCAGAATGGAGATCTTGTGGACGATTGCCCAGCTTTTGAGGTGCATTATGATGGAATTAACGTTACTGAAGTGAAGAGTTTGCTGAGTGTGGCGGATGGACTTTCTGAATTAAGTAGCAAATTATATGAAACTTATATAGATCCATCAACAAAAAGCATTTGTATACGATTTCCTAAAAACAGGATTCAAATATGTGCCGGAACAATTCGCGTATATGCCTCATTGCAACAAAATGGCACTGGATATACGGGTGTAAGTACCAAAATAGAACAAGCAACATTTCCAAAGCCGTTTAAATTTTTAAGGGGTTGTACAATAACTCAAAATAGTGATGATTGGGTTATGATTCTTGGAAAAACCACAACCTTGAATGGAATTTCCCAGCTTCGATTAGGATATTTTGCAGCATACACAAATAAAGCTTTTTATATGGACTATATTGCAATCGGAACATATTAGAATTATTTCCATTTTCCGATTATAAGCATATCAGCTTGTACATAACACATTCCTTGCTTTGGACTGTATGCTGTAAGCTTGTACCCGGTTGTAGTCACTTCGGTAACTCCAAGACCATACAGTTCGTTAGTCTTTGCCGGAGATACTATAATTAAAGGAGCTTCATTGAATGCTACTGGAAAACCAACCGCAGCACTAGAAGCAAAATACCAGTTATACCAACTGGTTGCAAGATTGGTATTCCAAGTATATTTACTCCACATAACCATGTCGCCGTTGGAATATTTTGTGTAATTGTAGTTATTTTTGGTTCCACGTTCTACGATAGAAATCAGTTTATCGTTTATGGTCGCAATACTATCGTTCGCTTTTGTCAAATCTGCTTTTACATTTAATAAATTGCTACTTAATTCAGTACGCCAGTTGATATACTGAAAGCAAAAAGGAGCAATGTATGGAAGCGAAAATAATGGATGTATTGCGAAGAATGCAACCGGTTTTAGATGAAATGCAACTACGTGAGCTGAAAGAAGTGCTACAGATGACATTTACCGGGTGCAGAGTGATCCAGGAAACGGACCTGCAGGTTGTAGACAGGAGCTGGGAAGTGGATCTGGAAGAGTTTCTGATGAGTAAAGCACTGGAAGGAAAAGCATCAAAGACAGTGAAGCAATATCGGTATGAACTGGTTCGGTTACTGACCTATATCAATAAGCCAGTGAAGAATATAGATTCAGGAGATATCTCTGGATTCATGCGGACTTATAAAATGATCCGCAAGGTAGCAAACCAGACACTAAAGAATGTCCGGGCAGTGTATAGCAGCTTCTTCGGATGGCTGCGAGATCGTGACCGGATTCGGAGAAATCCGATGGTGCTGGTGGAATCTATCAAAGTAGAAAAGAAGATCCGAAAACCATATACTGATGAAGAACGGGAGCGGATGCTGCGTAAATGCAGCAGTCTCCGGGATAAAGCGTTACTAGAATTCCTATATAGCACAGCGGTCAGAGTATCGGAGCTTGCAGAGATTAACAGGGAAGATATCCGGTATGCGAATAAAGAGCTGATCGTGTATGGAAAAGGAGCGAAAGAAAGGACGGTGTACATCAATGAACGAACCAACATGTATCTGAAAGAATATCTGGAAAGCAGAAAAGACAATGATCCGGCGCTATTTGTCGGAAGCAAGAAACCGAATAGCCGGCTGACGAAAACAGGAATTGAGGATATCATCCGGCGGATCGGAGAGAAGGCGGGCGTAGAAAATGCGCATCCGCATCGATTCCGGAGGACGGCTCTGACAAATGCATTGAACCGCGGAATGCCTCTGCAGGAGGCTATGATATTTGCGGGACACGCAAAGTCAGAGACAACCATGCGATATTGTACAGTGAATCAGGAAGGTGTACGGTATCATCACTTTAAATATTTAAGCGCATAAGTAAATAATAACTTATTTATTTACACTCGGCATTGGTCGGGTGTTTTTGCTATGCGCTTTTATATATGTAA